GCACCTGATAACTTACCCATGATTTGCAAGCAAAGCCATACATAAGCCCAAAATGCTACTGCTACTACTATCATTGTTTTTACACTCATGTTTCTCTCCTTATTGATAATATAAAGCAACAACTATATTATTTTTATCTGGATTTGATACATCCCAAGAGTCATCACCATTATCTGTTCCAAGTTTATTAAATTTATTAATGCCCTTTAAAAAACCTGTTAAGTCATCAGAATTATTAGCATCAAACCATTTACCTGAACAACCACAAAAACATTTATCAGCTTTACCTACATATACTTGTTTTACTTTTTTCATTTTTTCTCTCCTAAAGTTAAATACTACAATAGCCATCTTAATGGCAAAAAAACACTTGTCAAGCATTTTCTAGTAAATAATTAGTTTACATCTAGAATTAGGTATGTTAATCTTTTTTGGCATTATTAACCAAAGGAGAGTGTATGTACAAGATTAAGAACTGGGAGAAGTTTAATCTCTATAACCCAAAGAACCCAAGATACCAAAAAAAGATGACATGGTTTAAGTTTTATGGTACGGATTACATAAATAACATAGATATACATAAGCTGTCTTTTGAACAAAAAGCTGTTTTAATAGAGTTGTGGTGTCTTGGTTCTGAAAGTGATGGAGTGTTACCAGACTTGTTTGAAATAGCTTTTAGACTTCATTATCCTATTGATTTTGTTGATAAAATAACAAAAGAACTATTTGCTAGAGGATTGCTAGTCGAAAACTACGAGCCTGTTAGGATAGAGAAGAGAAGAGAAGAGAAGATAAGAGAAGATATATATGTCGTTAAAACGACCAATAGGTTTGAAGAATTTTGGGAAAGCTATCCTAATGTTCGTAAAGTAAATAAAAAAACATGTATGGAAAGATGGGCTAACAAAAACATTGACGCTATAGCAGATGAAGTGATAGGGTATGTAAACAAAATGAAAGATACTCAATCATGGAAAGATGGCTTCTCACCAGCTCCACTTACTTTGCTTAACCAGGAAAGATGGAATGATGGTGAAGCTCCTAAACTGCGTAACGCATGGGATAATGCTAAATGAAAATTGGTGAAGCGTTAGATAGATTAACAGTTAGTAAAGAAACCATTACTCAATATTTTAATAATGAATATGGTTCTAGTGAGTTCTTAGTAAAAGACACTTCTGTTTTTGCAGATGACGTTGTTAAATACTTTTCAGAAGAAATATCATCTGGTAAGTCTTTAGGGTTTGTTAAGAGTGAACAAGATTTTAGAGTGAGACCATCTGAATTGACAGTTGTAACCGGTGTTAGTTCACATGGCAAATCGTTATGGCTTTCTCAAGTTGTATTAGCTCTTATGGGTCAGCAAACTAAATGTTTAATCGCAAGCTTAGAAATGAGGGCAGTGCTCACTCTTTCTCGCATGGTGCAGCAATCGTTAAAGTCTACAGACCCTACAGAGGATTACATTAGAAAATTTTGTGGTCGTGCAGCAGACAAGTTGTGGATATATGACCAAACAGGAAGCACCACTACAGAAGATATGATAGCTACGCTTTACTATGGCAAACATGTTTTAGGTGTAGAGGTATTTGTTATAGACAGTCTTATGAAGATGAGTGATATATCTGAAGATAATTACGAAAAGCAAAAATTGTTTATTGATAGACTTGCAACATCATGTCGTGATTTAAACATACATATATTTTTAGTAGCTCATACTCGTAAGATGGCAGATGAAACTATAGCACCAGACGCTACTCATATTTTAGGAAGCAGTCATATTCGTAACCTCACAGACAACATCCTATGTGTTTACAGATGTAAGAAAAAGGAACGTGATATTGAGAATGGTGATAAAACTGCTGAAGAATTAAAAGGTGTTCCTGATTGTGTAGTATACTTACAAAAGCAACGGAATTATCCTGTTGAAGGTAGTTGGGGATTTTATTTTGATAATAAAGGTTTGCGATATAAGGAGAGTCCATGACCATAAATGAATTTATTAAGCGTTGTAAAAAGTTATTCGGAGATGACATTCAATACAAAGCAACTTCTAAAGACGGACAAGTATTTAAAACGAAAGGATGGAGAGATGATAAAGTGGTCGCTAACGAAAGAAAACCTACCAATGCTGTACGAGAAGTTAAAAGCACTTGACTTTACTCATAGATGGAGAGTAACAGTAACAGATGCTAAAGCAAACCGTAGCCTAGAACAAAATGAAAGACTATGGGAACTGTATACAAGCATAGGTAATCATTTAGGTATTGAGAAAGATAAGATACATGAACTTATGGGATATAAATTTTTACGCTACCAAACTGAAGTAGCAGGTATGCCAATAGAACTTATTAAGTCAAGCACTAAACTAACAACTTCAGAAATGACAGAATACCAACAACAGATAGAGGTGTTTGGTCAGACTATGGGTTGGGGTTGGGATTATTAGTGGATGAAGATTTAGGTAATGTAAGACTAGCCACATTAGAAGACTTGCCTTATGTTATTAGTTTAAGTAAAAAAGAAAGTAGCTCATTAGGTTTCATTCCTAAAATGGCTTATGAAGCTGCAATAACAGGAATTAAAACTGGCGATAGATGGAGCAATGTTTGTAACGATAAATTGTTTATAATAGAATGTAATAAAGATTTGGTTGGGTTTGCTTTATGTAGTTTTGGATTGCCACATGCAAATATGAGAATAGGTCGCATAGCTCAAATATGTATCCAAACAGATGCAAGAAAATTATTAAGAGGTAAATTATTGCTTGACCATGTTATTAATTATGGTGAAACAAAGTTTACTTTTAGATGGCAATGTGGTTGTGCAGATGATTTAGAAAGTAATGTTTTTTGGAAGGCAATGGGTTGGGTTCATATTGCAGAGCGACAAGGTATATCACATAAAAATACATGGAAACAAACAAGCAAAAGGAAAGTTAATGTTTATAGATTTGATAAAATGGATTTTTTACTTATATGAACTACAGAAATAAAAAACTATTAGAAGTTGTTAGAGAAGCTCCATGTATGATGTGTTCAATGGAAGATGGAACAGTTTGTGCAGCTCATAGTAATCAATTAAGAGATGGCAAAGGAACTGGCATTAAGGCTCAAGATTTTAGAATTGCAGCATTATGCCATCAATGCCACCACATGATAGATAATGACAAAAGTTTAGATAAGCATGATAGAATAGCAGCATGGGAAGAAGCACACCGTAAAACCATAGGTTGGCTATTTACTAACGGACATTTAGGAGTAAAATAAATGGGTAAAGGTTCTGGAAGAAGACCATTGTTAATTTCTGAAAAACAAGTACAAGATAACTGGGATAAGATATTTAAGAAAAAAACAAACAGTCCTGACGTATCACCACACGCTTATGAATACGAACTTAATAAGTCCACCGGTGACATAGAGAAAAGATTTAAAGACGGAATATCTAAACCTAACAGCGAGCAATTTAATGACAAATAAAGATTGGACAGGACAAACATCTTCAAATATAAGAACTCTTGGAACGAGTAGTCATGCTAGTTATGAAAGAGAAACAAATGATTATTATGCTACAGAACCTAAAGCCGTTAGATTGTTTCTTGAAATAGAAAAATTTGAAGGAAAGATTTGGGAGTGTGCTTGTGGTGAAGGTAGTTTATCAAATGAAATGAAAGCACTTGGGTATGATGTTTATAGTTCTGATTTAGTGGATAGAGGATATGGAGAAGTTAAAGATTTTCTTTCTATAGAAAACAATCAGCAAATAGATATAAATATTATTACTAATCCACCATACAAATATGCAAATGATTTTATTGTTAGGTCGTTATCTATCATGCAAACCGGTAAAAAATTGGCATTGTTTTTACCAATAAGGTATTTAGAGGGTAAGGCTCGTAAAAAGATATTTAAAGAAAACCCACCTAAAATTATTTACGTAAGCAGTAGTAGGCTAATATGTGCAATTAATGGTGAATTTCATAAGCAAAAAGGTTCAGCAGTTTCTTATGCTTGGTTTGTATGGGAAAAAGGCTATCAAGGTTTAACTACTATAGATTGGTTTAATTAATGGCAACTAGCCCAACGCAGTTAAGTCTTAAAAAATTACGAGAAGAAGGATACACATGTTGGATTACAGAGCATTGGAATAGTTATGCTAGGATACGTCAAGATTTATTTGGTTTTATAGACATACTAGCATTAAAAGGAAAAGAAACATTAGCTGTGCAAACAACCACAGCAACAAATATGTCGGCAAGAGTTAAGAAGATAGCAGACCATGAGAACGTAGGTGCAGTTCGTGATGCTGGTTGGACTATTCATGTTCATGGATGGCATCAAGACGATAAGAAAAAATGGCATTGTAAAACTAAGGATGTATCGTGAGTAATAAAGATAAAATACTA